TTATATAGGCTTAACCCTAAACTCCTCATCAAGCTTCCTTTTATACAACTCAATGAGGTCCCGAAGCTCCGCCATAGTAAAATCCTGATACCCTCCTGTGGCAATCTGGTAAAAATGGTCTAAGCCTTTGATGCCGTACCGTTTTATCATCTCTATCGTGTAGAGAATCAAAGCGCCATGCTGGTACTTGTTACACCTGATGCACTGACCGTTAATGTTCCATTCGGCAAAGCGCACGGCTGGATAGGTTCCTGCGGGAAAGAAGTGTCCGGCAGTCGATGCCTTGTAGGGTATCCTCTCCCCGCAGGTTACGCACCTAACCCACCATTCGCCATCATCGAAGTACGCATCCCGAAGCCGTATGTACTTATGCAGGATCACTCGGAGCTTCCGCTTCAGCGATGCCTTGGTATCAGGTTTCTTCTTATTATTATGGGCGAGCGCCTTATCAGCCATGATTCACTATCACCTTTCCTTGGTTTTTCATCTTTTGCCGTATCATTTCCATAAGGCTGTTCGGGTCAACGCTGACAAACGGCTTTTCATATTCCCGCTTATAGGCTTCAACCTTTTCCTTATTTTTTGCGTCAGTAAGTGGAAACCAGCACTTAAGGCAAGAGGAAGCCGTACTCACCGGGAGGACTGCGCCGCAGACCGGGCAAAGCTCCTCTTTAGGCTTTTCAGCAACCGTTGCCGCCTGGCGGGAAGAAGCGACATACTCCTTCCACCGCTGACTTGGACCTAAGAAGGTCGAGGGCATTAAGGTGAACTGCATATCTTCACCAACTCTCGCTTTTGCGTAGTTTCTGGCAGACTGCATCATTTCCTGGGAAGAGCATCCGTTTTTAAGGTTGATCATGAATTGCTCATAGGCTTTTACCTTGCCCTCTTTCCTGGGATATGCCGCCCAGAAATCTTCAAAGTCAGCGGGATATTCTTTATCCACTCCCCGCTTTACCGTATCCATGATCCTGGCTTGCTCTTTGCGCTTGCGCATGGGCATTGCGTCAAGGGCATGAGAAAATCTTCTATTAAGCTCATCGCACCAAATCCATTCTCCTTCCCGCTTAAATAGACCCGCTTCCAGCGCGGAAATGATGAAGGCTTTCACCCTTTCAGGAGTCGAAAAGCACTGATGCGCGATTGCCTTTAGTTGTCCGACCGATAACCTGTGATCCGGGGCATCCCCTAGCAGTTCAAAGAAAAACCAGAGGAATCCATAGAATTCGGGACCGCCATCGAGTAGCGGTCCCTGGAACTCTAGGGAGGATCGGTCATTCAGGTAGTGCGCTATGAATACGCCGCTTCCCATTACCTTGTACCTCCTTATAGTTTTTTTAGCTCACCTTTAAGTATTCATTCGGCACCAGCTGTGCGCCTGGAACATCGCCGCCGCCTGAAAGGACTTCGAATATCCGCATTTTGTCCGGGTTTACTACTTCCTTTCGCACCATGAAGTCTTCAGGGATTGCCATTTCATCGGAGATAAGCACAGAAGGCTTTGAATTGACCCGCATGAGCTTAAAGATTCCTGCCTGGCATACTTTCGTTTCAGTCAGCTGCATATTCCGGCGAAGGTACTCTTTCAGCCATTCGACTTTCTTTTCTTTGGCTTTGCGTGCCTTATAGAGCCTTTCTTCCTCCTGCTTATACATAGCCGCTTCGCCTTCGGTCATCTTCACGATCTTCATGACTCCCTCGGCTTTATCCTCAAAGCGGGAGTGAACCTCCTCTAGTAGCTGGACCATGGCTTCGGCATCCTCAGGGGTATCAATTTCCATATCCAGGACTGCCTGGAAGTCGTTCGCTATCTCATACAGTTTCGCCATTACTTTTCCTCCTTAGAATTCACTTCGCACTGCTTGAAGAACGCCTGGACATCCGAAGGGGTGAGTACCACCCGGCTCCCGATTTTGTGATGGGGGAGCTTCCCGAGGCGTTTTAGCCTGTTAAGCGTGGGGACTGACACCCCGGAAAGGACTGCTAAGTCCTTAATCATGATTACTGTCTTAGGCAGGTCATCCATTTCTTTTTTCCTTCCTTATTGTTGTAGTGAAATAAACAACGCTCACCCCTTATGCTGATGAGCGCTTTCCTGGAATCGCGTTAAAACGGTATGTCATCCTCAAATCCGTCGGCGGTTGCCTTAGCGGCAGCTATGGGGAAGCTTTGCGCTTTTTCAGGCCGTGCGCCGAACACAGCCGCCATCTGGCTGACATTCAGGGCAGGGATGCCATGAGCCAGGCTTGCTTCTTGTGTAGCGAGAATTGCGCTTTCATCCTTTCGGCTGTCGAGGAGGCCTATATCGCTCACATCGAGTCTGTAACGGCTTTTCTTCTGGCCGTCCGTCCCTACCCAGGATTCTTGCTTTAGGGTTCCTACAGCGTTCACCTTTGTGCCGCGGCGAAGGTAGTCAGCAACCTTTACCCCCCGCTCTCCCCACATCTGGCATTCCATGAAAAGCGCGGGGTCTTCCCGGTTCCATGAAGGGTTAGACGCAATAGTGAACTGTGTTACCGACTTCCCGGATGGAACGCTTTTTACTTCAGCGTCCCGGGTAAGTCTTCCTATTAGTATGTACAGGCTTAAATCCGCCATTAGGCCACCTCTACTTTTGTATAATCGTCTAATACTTTTGTATCATCCTGGGTATAATTAAGAAGTTTCATGTAGAGCCTGGAAAACCATTCCGGGGTATGGTCCTTCCTGATCTCCGCTTCAGAGAAGTCCTTTACGCTCTTCTCTAGGCTCTCCCCATGCCTCTCGATCAGCGCCTTAATCTCTCTGACTTCGGGCATGGCTTCTAAGCGTTTCTGCAAGGCAATCGTTTCATCAACGCCAGTATTAAGCCACTCCACCAGCTCCCTTCCGAAATCAACGCCGGGCTTTGTGAGTAGCTTATCCTGGAACATCCCGGTCCTATCCTTAATGACGTTGGCGATATGCTCCGTGGAAAGCTCTAGGAGCATGTCAAACTCATACTCGATGCCCTTTCCTTGCTCCGGCGCGAGGCCTACCCGGACAGGGCGGGACTTCCCCCGGTCATCCTGGGTTGTCTGCCATTCGGTCTTGCTTCTCATCGTCGCCATGATATGGCAGGGGCAGGAGAGTATGGCGTTCACCAGCGCTCTCTGCTTCGGCGTTCCTTCCGACCAGGCTGACCAGGTATTGCCCCGGTACTTCGCATTGGCAAGCTTTTCCACCTCTTCGAGTAAGTCCTGCCAGGCATGGGTAAGGGAGTCGATGATAAGCACCGAGTAGCCAGCCTCCCCCGCTTCGGCTATGAACTGGACATACTCGTCAATCGACTTCTTTTCTAAGTCCACCACATCGAAATCAAACTTATCGGCATATTTCGATGCCGATCCCCTCTCCGAGTCGATGACAGCCACCTTCCCGCCAATGCCCTTGGCGATGGACAGGGCTGAATAGGTCTTTCCGGCTCCCGATGGACCGAAAAGGGCGCAGCGTAGTTTTGACTTTGACTTAACCGCTTTCTGAAAACCCATTTATTAATCCTCCTCTAGTGTGCTTCCGCAAAGGAATTTTGCGTCTCTTTCTTGCGGTACCGCCTATCCAGCGCGGAATCATCCATTGTTATCCATTCCCGCACTGTCTCAGGCCGCCATGCTTTGCGGCCATTCAAGATTCCATCCTCCTTTCCCCCATTGGGCTGTTTCCAGGCATCCTTCGGCCTGGCGATTGTGTTGTACTTAACTCCCTTTAGCTGACAGGCTTCAGGAAGGTAAATCCATGCTTCAGGCCACTGGTTATTTACTTCTTTCTTTTTCATAGGGAATTACCCTTAAGTTTCCGTCTTCCAGGAACAACGCCACCTTTAAACCCTCCTCGCTTTCAATAGCCCTCATGAACACCTCTGGAATACGCAGGGTGTATTTAGGCTTTCCGTTCACTATGGAACGGTTAATCTTTGCGTCTTGAAGCCACATGCTATGCACCGTTATTGCTCCTCACTACACGTTTGTATAGTATACCTGCATGAGTGGCAAGATACTTTTCACGGTTTTTAGGATACATTAGTACTATTTCTATATCTCATTATGTAATATCTAATTACAAGTTTTAAAGTAATATTTACATATATTGATGATATTTAAGTTCTCTTTTTAGTTAAGTCTTTATATCATATGTATTGACATTATGATACAATTGTATATAGTGTGTAGTGACTAAAAGTAACGTATTGGAGGCTATGGAGATGGCAAAGTCTGAAGAGCTGAACACCTACTTGAAGAACCTTGATATTGCCTTAAAGCGTGTCGGGAAATCAAGAAAGTGGCTTTCGCTTGAATGCGGACTGTCCCCTGCCGCCATCCCTAATATGTTTAGAAGAAACCTTTATCCATCAGTTAATAATGCCTGGACTATCTCGAAGGTATTGGGGTATCCGATAGAGGACATGCTTAAAGGCGATGTACAACACTTTCAGCCAGCCGGGAAGACTAAGCGGGATATACTTACAAACAAGGTGCTTGCCCTGACTAAGGAGCTAACGGAGAACGAGCTAGAGGCGTTTCAGGCGTTAATTCGGAACGTCATTGACTTCAGGAAGATGGAAAAGTAGACTCTTATATGAAGATTGTAGTCTAATCCCCTATTGATCTTCTCTAGTGTGTTGCCCCCCTGCCGTCCAACCGGGGGGCTTTTTTATAATATATAAAAACACCACTTAGAATGATTAATTCTTATATCCTTTTGGAGCAGAATCTGGGCGAAGAGAATTTGATTCATGCCCCTTTCGTTTAGCAACACCTAAAATCGTATTTTCCTCTAGATCCTCATTACCCCATTGCTGCCAACCTGGCCTTTTAAATCTTGCAAATAATTCTAAATACGGTCCCGGTGAACAATCTTCAATTAAATTATAGAATTCATCTGGTTTCCTGGAATGTTCTCTCTTTCTTGTAGAAATTAAATTTACTTGTATTCTTCCAGGTTGAAGCGTACGCAATTTCCCCTTTATTCCGAAAAGTAATATTTCAGTAACATTTCGAAAGTAGAATCCTACCCCTCTGCCATCAGGTCCCCCATCTTTCCTAATTTTATACCAAATAAGATTTGTTTTATACTTAAATCCCCAAGCTCCCATAACTTTAAGACCATCTTGTAATAAAGCATTTGGTACCCATAGATATAAATGTGAATCCTCTTCTGCTAACTTTGATATAGGAAGCTCTTTTATTTGTGATACACTCATTGTTGGATATCTTAATAATCGCTTATGTTCAGGTGCCATCTTTCCTGTGCGATTAATAAACTGCCACGGTGGATCTGCATAAATAGTCTTAAATTTTGGTCCGTCACTATCGATAATAGGCAT